TTGCATTTTCACGGACAGTACAAGTGTTATACAGAACCAGATCCGCTTTTTCGGTATCTGTTTCAACATATCCGATATTTTCAAGAATTCCTGCAAGCTTTTCCGAATCTTTGGCGTTCATCTGACACCCGAACGTTTGAGTAAAAAAGGTCATGCGACGTCCGTTCTTTTCTTCCATCGCCTTAACGTACCGGCGGCATTTTGCCATGAAATAATATTGACGATGTGGTTCGAAGTCTGGCGCCGGTGCGTCCAGATCCACGCGGTCAAGGTCAACTTCTTTCAGTTCTTCCGCCGGAATATTGCGTAAATCTATTTTTTTATACATTGTTTTCCCTTTCAAAAATATATTAAATTTCTTCGCCGGTCGCTTTATCTATGAAAGTAACCTTCAATTCATAGCCCAGGAAATCAGCAATCGCCGAAAGTTCGGATTCCTTGAAATCGTCACGTTTGATTTTGTTTGAAAAATTTTGGCGTGTTTGCTCTGTTCCTTCTGCAACAGCGCCCAGCGTCACGTCTTTTCTGTTTGCCATTAAGCGGATCTTTTCTGCGGTTTTCAATGCCATTTAATCACCTTCTTTCCGTTTTGTATATTTGATTTTACATTATACACTTCAAAATGTCAATTATAAAATTTATTTGTATTTTTTAATCATTTTCTTTACATTTATACTTGACAAAATACACTTTATAGTGTATTATATAACTATAAGGAACAGCAAATAAAACATTTTCGAAAGGTGGAAATTGATATGAAGAAATTTGAAATCGGCAAAAATTACAGTATGAGAAGTATTTGCAATCATGATTGCGTGTGGACTTATACAGTTATCGCAAGAACAGCGAAAACAATCACCATCAGCGACGGGAAGGAAACTTTGAAATGTCGCGTGATTCAGAAGGTTTCCGAATATCGCGGCGCCGAAACTATTTACCCACTGGGCCAATATTCAATGGCGCCAAGTTTGACAGCATAATAATTTTTATAGCCGGCGGCCTGGTGCCGCTGGCGGAAAGGTGGATAAAATGAGAACTGGAAAAGGACAAAAGGAACACTTGAAAACAACACTTCCAAACGGCTACACTGTTAGCACCGTAAAGATCGGGCGTATGTGGGAAACGATGGTCTTCAATGCCGGCGGTGATGAAGTTCACGTCGAAGAAAATCCATACAAGAACGAAGCGGTTCACGCGCACGAACGAAACGTTTGTGAATACTGCTTCGCATAAGGGCCGAAAGGCTCTTTTTGTTTCACTTTTCCGTGTATTATGTAAAAATATTTTTTCGCTTTTTAATCATTTTCTTTACATTTATACTTGACAAAGTACATTCTAAAGTGTATAATGTAAACAGAAGTTAAGGAAAGGACGGTATTTCAAAATGAGAAAATACAACAAAGAACAGAAAGATTACATCGAAACAAAGAAAGCACTTGAAGCACTGGAAGCCAGAGAAAAAGAACTGGAAGCGGCTTTTGTAAAAAGCCTGGGCGTCAGAAATGAAGACGGTTCCGTTCCTTCCCGTACCTGGGCCATTGACGACGACGCAATCGCGGATCAGGCAATCGACGATTTCGGCGTCCTGGTGGAAGAATGTGGATTGTGGAAAGAACTTTGCGAAGCAAAAGAAGCCTTCCAGAAGGCCGAAGAAAGACTTGTGAACTATGCGCTTTCAATTATTCCTTGTAAAAAGGAACGCGATATTCTGACGGCCGCTTCTTCAAATCTCAAATATAGAATCCAGATTATCGAAACTGTAATGAAGCTTGATACAAAGACAGTAACCAGATAAAGGCAAGGGCGGCCCGGTGCCGCCCGGAAAGGAAATGTTATGAAAGAAAGTTATTTTGATACTTTGAAAGTAAGACTGTTTCAGTCCGTGGATAATGTAAATCGTTGCGCTAATGAAAAGGATTGCAACCGAAATCATGTGAATTATGGTTCTGCTACAAGTATAGTGCGCGTAATGATGGATTTCGGCCACGATGTAGATCTTCCGGTGTGGGACGATGACGGATTTTTAAGAATACCGAAAATTGTAATCGACGGGAAAGTCTGGATTGATTATGAAAAATCAGAGTAAATCAGAGTTTATCAGAGTTCGTCAGAGTTTATCAGAGTTCGTCAGAGTTTATCAGAATAAATCAGAATAAGTTATAAAACGCGTAAAAGGCCCGAATTTCGATTTTCGGGCCTTGCTTGCGTATTTCTGCGCCGATGTTCGTTTGACGTCGAATTTCGGCAAATCTGGACGCCAGGAAGGCGTTTTTGTGTCACTCTCTCACCGTTCAAAACGGTTCCGGGTTTGTTTCCCCCCCTTAACCCCCCTTCCCTTGCGCCCATTGTATCATATACTTTCTAAACTGTCAAATGTATTTTGTAAATTCTTTCTTTCATTTTTACACTACAAACAAAGAATCGACAGCCACCCAGGAATTTATTTCCTTCAAACGTGCTTCAACCACGCCTTTATTTGTGGCAAGTTTGGAAACAGTGTGTTTCTTGTTGCCGCACTGGGCCGCCGGAACAGCCCTTCCGCGTGTACCACTTAAACCGCCGTAAACGGCCCCGGCCTTGATGGTTACCACGGAACCAACGGCGACGGGTTTCTTTGTGACTTTGACAAGTGAAGAAACGGCCACCCAGGAATTTATTTCTTTCAGGCGTGCTTCAATTACACCGTTATTTACAGCGATTTTCGAAATCGTGTGTTTCTTACTTCCGCACTGGGCCGCCGGAACAGCCTTTCCGCGTGTACCACTTAAACCGCCGTAAACGGCCCCGTTTTTGATTCTAACAACGTCACCGTTAGAAAATCCGCATGAATCAATTTTATCGCTTTCCTGGGCGTCCTGGGCGCCAGAATCGACAACAGAATCATATTTCGAAAGGTTGTGTTCGTTGTAAATCTTTGTCAGCTTTTGCACGTATTCAGGATCGGTCGCATATCCGGCCGCTTTAATTGCCGCCGCGGCTTTTGCAAAGTTTGTTTCGCCGACTACGGCTTTATAACGCGCCTTCTGTAAAAATTCGCCGTGGTCTTCTACGGATTCGGCTAAATTATTATAGGCGCGGAAATCGGATTCCTGGAACACTGTTTTTCCGTTGAATACTTCCTTTGAATTTTTGCGGAACACTTTTCCAGCCCAGCCGCCGGACGCTTTAATTCCGAAAGCCGCGGAACCGTACATGAATAAATCCGATGTTCCGATTCCTGATTCAAGAAATCCCTGGGCGATAGAAAGTGAAGGAAGAATTTTGTGTTTTTTGTAATCAGCCTGGCAAAGTGGCGCGATGATTTTCAAAAATTCAGCGGCGTTTTTGCACGCTTCATTGATTTTCTTTGCGGCCGGTGTTGCCTGGCTTTTTGTCAGCTTGAAGCCGGAAATGATACCGCTTGCGATTGCCTGGGAAACCTGGTCTTCCTTTGCTTTGTAAACCGTCATGTCGTCCTTATCGTCAATAAAGCATATTTCCACCAGGGCAGAAGAAACGCCGGCGGCCTTTGCTGTTCTGATAACGCAAAAATCTTTTCTTTTTACGCCGCGGTTTTTGAATCCCAGGGCGGCGATGTTTGCCACGATTTTTGTTTCGACGCCGATTGTCGCTTCTGCGTTTGTGACGAAAATTTCTGTTCCGGTTGTGAAGCCGTCGCCGGTTCTGTCATTGACGCAAGCGTTGAAATGTACTTCGAAAATATAATCATAATCTGCAAAATTCACTTTCAGACAGCCGTTTTTAATGTCGGAATATGCGTTTCGTTCTACCGGGTAAAGGTCAACGTCTGCATATCCGGCAAGGGCGGCCTGAATTTTTTTGGCCTGAATAATTGTCAGATCTGCTTCTTTTCCAAAAATAGAAACGGCGCCAGAATCGCCGGCGCCATGTCCTGAAATCAATAAAATTTTCATTGTATAACCTTCTTTCTGGCGCGCGGCCCAGGGTAGCCGGGCCGCCGCACCGGTTTATTTACGCGGTTTTACTTCCGCTTTTGTTTGCCTTACACGCGGCTTCTATCTTTGAAACGATCCACGCTTCAACATTGTTAAATTCCTTTTCCAATAATGCGATCATGCGATCATTCATCATGGAAAGGGCTGTTTTTAAGGACTTTTCCAGGGCTTCCTTCTGTTTTTCTTCCGTGAATGTGCCGCTTTCGCGTAATTCGTCGGCGAAGGTCTGGTTTGTCTGATCCACCGCGTCAAGAACAATGTCAACAGCTTCTTCGACCTTTGTTCCCTTTGTCTTTGTTCTGACGAACTGAATTACTTCGTTCGCCACAACCGGAACAACGACCACAAGAACGCCATTGATTAAAGTTTGTAATATCTGTTGAATATCCATTTTTGAAACTCTCCTTCCTAGTAGGTCGATTCGATGGTTTCGTTCATCGCTTCGTTGAATTGTTCGTCTGCCGGTTCTGTTTCAAGTCCGGCTTCTTTGTATGCTTTTCGAAGTTTAATCGCGTTTTCCGCCTTCGCCTTATTGTAATAAAAGGCGCGTGCGATAGCATATCCGCCCCAGCATACCGGGATAATGTAGCAAAAAATAGAAGTGTCAATTCCCTTCCAGGTGAAGAACAACCCGGCGCCGGTAATCAACCAACATTCCCATTTTGCTTCGGTCAGAATCTTTTTTGAAAATTCCGTCCTTTTTCGCTTCTGCTCTTTCATGCTTGTTCACCTTCCTAAATTCCGGCGCCGCTTTTAATCAATGTGAAAACGATTCCTATAACGCCAGTAATAAGCGCGGCGGCCACTGTACGAAGAAGCCATTTGTTCGAACTTTTCAATTCTTCAATTTCCTTCTTTAACTCCGTCACATCATTTTCAAGGATCATAATGTGTCTTTCGTTGTCGTAGGTCTTTTCTTTTGCCTTTGAAAAGCCGTCAACCTTTTCTTCGATTTTGATTAAGCGTTCCAATACTTCACGTTCAAATTCGCGTTCCATAGACAAGCCCCCTTTCCTGAATAATAGACAATAAAAATAGCCCGGTCGCCCGAACTATGAATTGTTACGAATACGGAAAGAAAATTCGTCGATAATCTTTCGAAGCAAATTCCCGGCCGTGAAATGCTGTATCAAGCCGAAATAACTTTGCATTGTGTTATTTACTTTTTCAAAGGTGATATGTCCGGCTTCGAATAAGTATTTAATGAATTTTATTCTTCGGAACATTCGCTTCCTGGTGCTTTTTCTCATTCGAATTGTTGTCGCCGTGATTTGTGCGCCTACAAAAGTAACCGGAAGCCATACCGGGCGAATACAAGTCTTATTGTTCAATTCGAGGTGAAGTTGTTCGTTCAAAAAGATTTCAATTTCACTTTGAATTTGCCGCAATTCCTTTTTGTCCGGCCATAAAATAATAATATCGTCCATATATCGGATATAATACCGGATATGAAGAACGTGTTTACAAAACTGGTCTAACTCATTCAGATAAACGTTCGCGAACATCTGACTTGTGAGATTTCCGATCGGCATACCGCGATTATAAAGCCAGTCTTCTTGTTTGCACAATTCAGGCTGTACGCCAGCCGGAAGGCCGAACGCGGTGTCTTCGCAATTTATCAGCTTGTAAAGATCCCGAAGAATCAATTCGTCCGATATGTGCTTCGATAAAATCTTCATCAGAATTTCGTGGTCTATCCGGTAGAAATATTTTGCAATATCCAACTTTAGAACGTACCAGGATTTTTCGCTTCTGTTTGCTTTGCGGATCCAGTTTTGAAGCTGGCTTCGCGCTTTAACGGTTCCCTTGCCTTCTCTACAACCGTAACTATGGGTTATATATTGACGATCAAACAAAGGGTTCAATTTTTGGTAATAAGCCCATTGAACAACGCGGTCGCGGTATTCCAGGGCCATAATAATTCTAGGTTTCGGCTCAAATATTTGTTTTCGCCGGTATTTTCCTACATGATACGAAGATTCCAGTTCGCCGCCGGGTTCCCCGTCCTTCGGAAAATATGTAAGTTGATTAAGTAAATCAATGATCCCTTCTTCCCTATGCGCGGCGAATTTTAAGTTTTCGTCGCGGTAATGCTTGCATTGTGACGCGTTCCGATCTGCTTCAAGAAGGTTCCCGAAGTCCACAATGTCAGCGTGGGTTACATCAAAAGTTTTCATTGTGTAATTCCTTTCTTTTGGAATTATGCGCCGGCGCTTTCGGCACCAGGCGCGGCGCTACCCGTTACACCCTTCGCCCTTTGTCCTGGGCTACTAACTGCATTGATAGCAACTTTAATATTTCTAACATACGTCAGAACGGAAATAGATCCCTTTCCCTTTCATGCGCTGTGAAAAGTCCGTAAACTTTCCCGTCTGGCTCAAAGGGTAAGCGGAAAAGAAGCCGATGTTCGTGTTCACGTTGGAACGAGGGTTGTTCAAGTTCAACGCGGAAGGCCCAGCGTTCGAAGTGTTGTTGTAACTGCCCCCACCGATCGGCAAGCGTTATTTGACCTATCCCCGACGCCGGATTCTATTTTCCGGCGGTTGTGTTGCTGGTTTCTTTTTGTGATTTTATCCAGCCGCCCAGTAGCCTTCCGATTTCACACAATTTTTCAGAAACCAATTTATAACGCTTTTCGTCGATAAACTGCATATCGTAGGACAAATCATTATACAGTCGTAATAATTCAAGTTGAACGTCCGCTTCTTGAAGCGTATTCTTCTTGAAATACTTCTTTTGTGCCGTGATAATGTGATTCAGGAACAGAAACAGACATTGTTTGTAGTCCGCCACGAATCCCAGTTTTTCACATCGCGGATATTTCACAAAAGAAATATACAGATATTTCATCAAATCTTTTGTCTTCTGCAAGATTATTAGGCCGCTTCTTTGGTCGCGTCCTTCGTCTGTTTCCGGGTTGCCTGGCGGCTGTCCGTATCTTCTTTGGTTTCCCATCTTGCAAATTCCTTTCTAGTTAAAATGATAGGGGCTACTACCGTAGCCCCAAACAGAACACCGTTTTCAGGTTTCAGATTACAATTCCATAAAAGCGGAAAAGAAGCCGATGTACGCGCCCACGTCGGAACGAGGGTTGGCCAAGCTCAACGCGGAAGGCCCAGCGCTCGAAGTGTTGTTGTAACAGCCCCCACCGATCGGCAAGCGTTCCCCGGCTGTATTTAAGTAAACGGTTCCCTGGTGTGTAGTAACCGTTGAATCCGGCACTAAATGAAGTTCTTTCAAAATTTCAGGAAGAACAACGCCGTCGGCCGCCGCGATACTTGCGAACGCCTTTGAAGGTGTCGCTTCTGCCACGCGGTCGGTTCCGATGGTAAGTGTCGAAGTATATTTCAACGTTCCGGCTGTTCCAGGATCTACAAGGCTACCGTCAGGAAGAATCGCCTTCCAGTAAGTGCTTGCGGCGCTGTGTGCCACCTGGGCCGCGGCTAAATTGCCGACAAAAATCTGAATTTCGCCGTCAACGATACGCATACCGGAAAACCACTTCCAAACGTTACCTACCCAGTCAGCGATTCCTTCGCGTGTTCCGTCATGGAACCAGGTCGCCGGGCCGGAACCGGTCGCCGTTCTTACAACAGTTCTTTCACTGTTTGCGTAGCTTTCTTCGCCGACTTCGTAAGTGTAAGAATGGTGTTTTCCGTAGCTTGTGTTACCTCTAGGAACGAAGCCGGATTTATAAATCAAATGGTCGATAACTGCGCGTTCCGGGATACTTGCAAGGTGCCAGCCAGCGCCGGCCGCATTACAAGCCTTGTGGGCGTCGTCGTAATTGATTGACGCTCTAGGATCCATTCCAGGCCAGGAAACAGCGACACCGTTCACGATTGCATTGATAAACTTACTCATATAGAATTTGTCGTATTCAACATCGTTTACCACGAAAGCGGAATGTGTCTTTTCGCTTCCGCCGGTGTAAAGCTGTGAATTTGTTCTTTTCGCAACCGGAACAACGAAGGAAGGAAGCCCGGCGGCGTTCAAAAGAACGTCCGTCGCGCCGCCCGTCAATCCTCTTGTGGCGAATTTTAAGCTGTCGAAATTATAATTATTCATTGAATACACCTTCTTTCAGTGCGAACAAAGTCAAGGTTACATTCTCCATAGAGAACGGAACCGGTTCGCGTTTTGTGATGGTTTTTGCGGAATTTTCGACGTCCGGGTTGTAATCGGGATTTTCGATTTCTTCTTCGGTGTACTGACGGGCCGGAATGTCAATCTGTGCCACGTAGTACAAGCCTTCGCCGGTTCTCAAACACCCGAAGGCGTCAGAAGTAATGTCAATATGAACGTCCTTGTCCGCTTCCTGGGTTTTTAAGTTAATCATAATCTGATCGTCAAAAGACAGCCAGGTTCCGTTTTCTGCAAATGGAATCTTGCGGCCTTCGTTAGCTTCAATTATTTTCATACTATCTTAAACCTACCTCTCTTTTTACTTCGTTCATGCGCGCGTTGATTTCTTCGGCATATTCGCGATTTTCGCGATCGGAATTATGGACGCTTCCGCCGCCGAATTGTCTTAAAACTGCGGCTTCCTGTTCTTTTCTTTCGTCCGATTTAATAATTACGTTTGCCATTAGTACAATCCCCCTATCACATGAAGTTTTACAGTTACATTTTTAGCGCTACCGAAATAGCAAACTTTGAAGGCGTTTAATGCCTTCCCGTACACTTCCACCCTTTCAACCGGGCCGTCAGCTTCGACAATTTCGGTTTGAACGGTGTAATCAGTGTTGTTTACCATTCGCGGAAGTGTGACCGTTTTTTCGGCGTTTGACGCCGGATAAGTCAGCGTATTTTTTAACGCTACCGTGATACGCTGGCCGCGAAGGTCGTCAATGTAATTCTGCGCCAGGCGCAAATTCATTGTGACGTAACCGGCCAGAAGTGCGTTTTCCAATGTGCCGAAATCCATGTTCCCGAAGTTAGTCGCGCTTTGCTGTGTGCCGCGCTGGATAACTTCGCCAGGTTCCGGCGCCCATTCCTTCACGCCGTTTCCAAGATCTGTTACAGTTACCCTTCTAGGGTGTTCTACAACACGATCCTTCCAAAATACCGGAATATACATTTTTCTTCACTCCTTCCTTAACTCTTGCCCGAAGACTGGACGATTTTCAAAGTGTAACGATACAGAACACCTTCTTCGAATTCCTCTTTGTTCAGATTTTCGCTACCGCCGGCCCACAAGAAGCCGTTCTTGTGATAGAATCTGATTCCGGTTATTTTATTCGGTGCGTCATGGTCGAACAAAACGAAAATAGCAACGCGGCCGTCTGTTAAGGTTTCCACGTTGTAAATCGGAATTTTCTTCCAGGCGTTATTTGCCTGGTATTCGGCATGAGAAATTGAATTCTTGATATATTCTTTTAAGTCGGTAATTGCTTCACCGGTTAAAGGAATGTAATTTGCTTCTGCCATGCTTCGAACTCCTTTCATTCTTCCGCGGCTTCTTTGGCCGCGTCGGTGTTGTAATATAAGTCAAAATCGCCGCTTTCCGGTGTAATGGAAACGCCGCTTTCCGCTTCTGCGAAGCCGATTGAAGTTTCCGGGAATGTTCCGGTTTCTGCTTCGCTGTCCGCCTGGTAAACTAATGTTGTGCCATCGGAACCGCCTTCCAGGTCGATTTGAACTTCGTTAAATTGTGCGCCGACAGAAATGTCGGGCGTTGTGCCGGCTTCCGTGTATGCCACGCTTCCGGCGTCTGAATTGCCTTCCAGGGTGATTTCTATTTCTGCGCTTTCGAAACCGACGGAAATATCCGGGCACGTGCCGCACTCCACTTCACCGCAAAAGGTATAAACAAAAGTCTGATAGTCAGACTGTGAATATAGCGTCAATGTGATTCCATTCTGAAATACCATGTAATCAAAACGGGAACGGGCGTTTTTGATTCTGTTTAGATATTGCAAAAATTCACCGATGGACGTTTGTGTGACTTCGGTTCCGACTGCAATTCTAAAATGGAACGGTTCGCCGGCGTAAGTGTACCATTCTTCGACCGATGTGTTTTCGTTGCCGAATACAATATCAATCATTTCTTCCATCGCCTGACGGGTTCCAAGTTTCGTGTACCAATAAATCGAATTTAGAATCAATTTTCGTTTTACTTCTGGATCAAGATCCGAATTATAAAAAAGAACACGATTTTCGACGGCCAGGAAGTCCAGCTTATCGTCGGAAACGTGTTCTAAATCCGCCCAAATAATCACACGGGCGATTTTGTCAATATACTTCTTTTTCTGGCGGTCGAACGCGTAGGCCAGCGCCCTTCGTTCAACCGTCTTCATTTCAGCCGGAAGCGCGTCTTCTGTCCGGTAATCTTTAAGACTAATCATCTTCTACACCGCCATAAACAAATTCAACTTCTGATTCGATGGCGATTGACGTTTCAGGAATTCTTGTAAACACTGGCGATTCGATGGCGACGCGCTTTCCACCGGCGGCCCTGACAAACTCTGTTAATGCGTCCGGGTTTATGTCGCGGCCGATTTTTGTCTTTTGCCAGTTCAAATATGTTTCCTTTGCGCCTTCTATGCTATCCTGAATAGAAGCAATATTGTTTATATCGCTTCGCGCGATGTAATATGTCGCTTTTAACTTAAAATTCACAACATCAGGCGGCGCCACCTGGTCGTTATCCGTCAAAGGAATAATCGGATTTTCTTTCAAATAAGACAAAACGCCGTCGCAAAATGTTTGTGAAGGGATTTCGCCGCCTTTCAGAAGAATTCGAATATCAACGATTGCTTCTTCCGGTTCGTGAATCTTTACGTCTTCAATAGCGGCGCTGTTGTACTGTTTCACCCAGTATTCGTATGCGTCCGCCGGGCCGGCTGTTGAATAGGACGAAGGCGCCAGGAAGATTCGTTCCCTGAAACTTTCTTCTGATTCTTCGCCGGTGCCGCCTTCTGATTTTGTAATGTTAGTCACTGCGGCCACATACGGAACCGGATCGACAATCGTTGTAATCTGACCGATAATGTAATCATTTCCAACGGTTCCGACCGTCTGGCACGTGCAAGGAATATCAACGTATTCTGTACCGGCGGAAATTTCCGCGTATTCGTCGGTTTCAAAATATATCGCGTCGCCAGCTGTGATTCTGGTTCCGGCCGGAATGTAAACGACGTCCTTTCTTACGCCGGACAATGTAAATCGCGCCGTTAAAATTGCCGCTTTGGGCTGGTCTATGAATGTTTTTTTGAAGGCGCCCAGGTGCTTTAGAAAATCGCCTTTTGAATATTTCAAAAGATTCATTTTTGCGGAATCGTCCAGTTTCAAATACATCTGGTAATACTGCGCGGCTTCGATTCTTATGTGTATATGTTCCTGATCGCCAGGACGCAAGGTTTTTTTCTGTCCGGTCTGTTCTTCGTAAAACTTTTCATAATCTGAAATCATTTCTTCCAGGATTTCGTCGAACGTTATGTCGTCTATAAAAGAAATTTCCGGCAAATCATAAAGTTTTTGAATTTCATTCGCCATTGTATGTCAACACCACCTTCGGAACAAGATTTCCGTCCGCGCCGGTTGAAACGAAATTCACTTCTTCAACCGAAAGACGGTCTTCAAAATTTTCTATACATTCGATCGCGCTGATCGTGTATAAGTTTCTTGCGATATATTCCGGCTGTGAAATCACGTCCGGATCAATCCCTATATCGCGATTCATCGGGATTGTGCCTTTCAGGCATGAAAGAAGAAAGAAGGCCTTGTCAAGTAGTTCCTGACGAAGCCTTGTTTCATAAACGCTATTTATTACAATTTGTACGCCATCTATTACGAGCATTTCAATCACCGCCTTAATGATATTCCGAAGCTGTCACGGAAATGCTACATGAAACCAATTCGCCGCGGTTCCATACTTCATCAAAAACCGCGTCCACGCTGTCAATCGTCCAGCTTCCATCGCCCATCTTTTTTCCACCCAGGACGAACGAACACACCTTTCCGTTTTCGCAATATCTGATTATTTTTTCTTTCATCGTCCACGGTCTGACGCCGTGGCCGGCTTTCAGTTTCATTTCGAAAGATACGTCTTGATTGTTCGGGCCTTCGAATTCGCGTTCCGGTTTCTTTCTGTAACGCTTATGATCTGAATAACTGGCCGAAGCCGCTTGTTTCATGTTGTTAAAATTACAAATTCTTTTGTCGCTGGTTTCGAAGATAATATCGCCGAAATATCCAATCATTTATTTTCACCGCCTTTATGTCGGGTACGTGCCATCGACTGACAAATTCCCTTTTATGTGAACATCACCGGAAGTCGTAATTTTCGACGCGGTGATTGAATTCGTCGTGACAGCGCCTTTCACTTTCAACTTTCCTTCAATCGTCAAATCGCCGACAATATTCAAATTTTCGACCTGAACGTTATCGCTTACAATGTCAAGCTGTTTTGTTTCTCTGTCGTATCGAATATAACTTCCGTCGCCGAAATCCTTTCGCCAGATTCCCTTTTTTCCTTCTGGCGGCCGATTGCCGTTTGTGTATGGCGGAACAAGAATCATTCCGGTTGTGCTGTCGTTCGGAAGGTGGATCACATAAACCAATGTGTCATTTTCCGGCGGATCGTATTCGTTAGAAGCAAAAGGAAAGAAGGGCGAAACTACATTGTCCCGATCCTTATAAACGACTTGTGCCGTTCCTTCTTCGTAATTGACCGCCGAAATATATCCAACTCTTACTATATCGTGCATATTCCGCCCCCTTATCCTGGTATTGTCAGAACGGTTCCAGGATAAATCCAGTGACCGTTGCTTGACGAAGATTTTCCGCGCGATTTTGCGGCCGATTCAATAGTTCCCGAATTCGCATTGTATATTTGCATATATTTAGCGCCGGAACCTAATTGTTTTGTACTGATCTTCCACAAGGTATCGCCCGAAACGATTGTGTATGTTTTGGAAGCTGTCGAAGAAGAAGCGGCTTTTTTAACAGTGTCGCCCGATTGTACTGTCGCGACCGTTACGCCCTTGACGATAATACAAAGGTGCATTTCCAGGGTGCAAGTGTACCCGGAACCGGCGTCTTTTGTATGCGTCACGCTATCAATATAATATTTGCCGTCTAGCTTCCCGAACCCGGACACTTTTACACATTTACTTGATATGTATTTCGTGTCACCTTTTACGGTTACGCTCATGGTCTGACACGCTCTGTTATGCTCTAACAGTTTCGCTTTTGCCTTAACTTCTGCGTCCTGAAGGCTGGAAGCCTTTTCGTTCAGCTTCAAAATTCGTGTTCCTTCTTTCAACATAAATTTGTAAGACAAAGTTTTATTTGCGATTCCGTCGGTATAACTAATCGAAACGCCGTCATATTGCCGCGTCATGCCCTTTATAATCGAATAGCTTTCCACATCTGCGCGCCTGATTGTCAGGCTTGCGTCTTTCTTTTCATATTCCACCTGGTCGAATACCACGATTTTTCTGTTATACAATTTCATAGCCAGATTGTACGAACTGCATAACTGGAAGGCGAAATTCACGTCTTCCTGGTCTGATTGTTCGATTTCGTCTATGGTGTAATCCTGGCCCGAAAAATATAGGCCTATTCCGGCGGAACTTGCCATCGAAGAAAGAATTCCTTTGACGGTTGTTTTTTGCCAGGTTTTATTTTTCTTCGTGACATTAAAATCTGTATTGATCGGCGTTGAAATTCCGCCGATGGAAGCCGTCGAAGGCGGCCCGGAAAAACTCAAATCATCAATCAGGAAATATCCGCAATCAAAAACCCGGTTGTCGCCTTCTTTGTTCCAATTTGTTAATTTAATAATTGTTTTTACTGAATCACCCTGAACCGGAATCCAGCTTCCCGACCACTTTCCGCTTTTGTTATTTAGCTTCAAAGTCACCGTGTCGGCCGTTCCGCTGGCGTTGTCTACATACGAAAATCCTTCGATGTAGTCCGTAATGGTTTTGGTTATGTCTTTATCGTTATATTTTACTATAACGGACGATTGCCGCGCCTTCATGGCTTACAATCTCCATTCTGGGACGTCTTCTTCGATTTCTTCCGGCATTTCTGGAATATATACCTTTGTGCCGGCCGAAAAAACGAAAATATCCAACAAGTCCGGGTTATTCTGTAAAAGAAGGCCGATGTATTTCACGTCGCCATAAAAATTATAAGCGATTGAATCCCACATATCGCCTTGAACGGTCGTATAATATCGGTTTTCGTCCATACATTCAGCCCCCTTCTACGCGAAAGAAGTTCTTCTATTTTGCCGCTGATATTCCGCCATCATAGCGTTAAATTTCTCCTGGGACATATCAAGCGCGGATTGTACGTCTTCTTTGCTTGCGTTACCCTGAATAGTGATTTGCGGCGAAAATACGATTTTCTGTGAATCGTTCGAAGTGTTCTTTTCGCTTGATTTGTTCACGGTGTTATTATTTGTTACAGTGTTATAAAGTTGCTTTGTTACTGAATCGACCGTCTGGCCCGGCGATTGCGTTCCGGTTAATTGTTTGATTCTGTCAAACAAATTCGCGGCTCTGTCTGGCTGTTTGCCAATTACGCCAGCGACAACCGTTTTCATATTCGCCCATAATTCAGATAGCGGAAGAACGGCTTCTTTTCCGGCTTCGCCGCCACCCAGTAACGAATTTCCATTTGCCCCGAAGATTGTCGGCCTAGTTAAAATACCGCCGTCTTTGTACCAATCAACCGAAATTTTCGGCGCCGTACCTTTTCCAGCAATTCCCCACGGCGCTTCGCCGCCGGAAATGTTAAAGTGTGGAATTTTGATTTTTGGCAATTCCAGTTTGCAACCAGAAAAGAAATTCTTGATTGCGTTTAACGCGTTGGAAATAACCGTTTTCGCACCTTCCAATTTTTCGGAAATGCCGTTTTTAATAGCGTCGAACTTCTCCGCAACGGCCAATCTTGCACCTTCCATTTTTTCAGAAAACTTGTTTTTTACTTCGTCCAGTTTTCCGCCGGTTAAATTGTTAATAAAGGAATATCCGGCTGTATAATAGCCCTTTACCCCTTCCATCGCGGCCGCCGCCACGCCTTTAATTCCGCCGCCGTGTGAATCGTAGGCTGATTTAATATTCGAAAGTTTTTCCGAAATCGTATCTTTTGCCGCCGTCAGCACTGTTCCGGCTGTTTGCTTAACGGAATTCCAGGTTTCAGAAGCCTTGTTTTTTAAGGCTGTCAGTTTTCCGCCGGTCGCCGTGTCTATCGCATTAAAAGCCCCAGTCACAACGCCTTTCAAGTGGTTAAGTGGTGCCATCGCCAGGGACGAAAGGGCCTTAAATGCGCCAGAAAAGATATTTTTCAGGCCGTCAAGCGCCTTCTGCCAGTCGCCAGTGAAAACACCGGTAAAAAATTGAATGATTCCCTGGAATACTTGTTTCACCCCGGAAATCACATTTGAAATTGTTTGTTTCCAGCTTTCGAAGATGGAAGAAATAAAAGCAAAGGCGGCCGGAAATTTATCGGCGAAAGCCTGAATTGCGGCCGAAGCCTTTTCTTTCAGGTTGTTAAACACGCCGACGATCCATTCGCCTAATTGTGAAGCCTTTTCTTTCACAACGTCCCAGTTCTTGTATAACAGAACGCCGATCGCAATAACCGCACCAATAGCCAGGATAACCAGGCCGATCGGGCTTGTAAGGAATGTAAACGCGGCGCCTAAAGCCGTTGTAACGGCCGTTCCTACCGCACAAATCCCGTTCCATGCCGTCATGGCCGCCGTCTGTGCCCAGGTTGCCGCGGTGCTAACACCTTTGACAACTGCGTCTTTTGCGTATAGTGCGTATAAATACGCAGTTTCCAGCTTATCCTTCGCCTTCAATGCCAGGTTCGCAATCATGGCTTTCTTTTGTGCAACAAACGTTGTAATAAGCGCTTTCGTTGCTGTTACCGCTTGCATTGTTTCTTTTGCGAATTTTACCATCTTGATCGCCGCAACGGCACCGCCCACGCCGACGATAATCGGAATAAGAAGGCCCCATTCGTCTAATTTCTGGTAAACCGTGGCCGCCGCCCCGATTACCTTCATAGCCGCCCCGACTACCGCCGGAAGCGCGACTGTGGCTATATAAGTAATTGTCGGCTTTGCCTTTTCGAAGGCTTCAAAAAACTTATCCTTCAAATCTAGCGCTACCGCAATAACCTTTTCAATAGCCGGTTTGTTTTCTTCGATTTTTGCCTTTATGTTTTCAAAGGCTGTTTTCCCGACAGAAGCCAGGAATTCGAAAGCCGCCGTTCCTTTGATTCGAATATCTTCCAGAACCGGACGCACCTTTTCAAAGGCCGCAATCGCTTTGTTCTTGAATTCCTGAACCGCTGGAACCGCTTTGTCATAAAAACTTTGTACCATTCCGACAACATTTTCAGTAATTGACGGTAATTTGTCCGCGATTGCAAATATAGCTTTCTGCGCCATCGGTGCAAAAACTTTGCACAAGCGGATTTTCGCGTCGTCCACGGCGGAACCAAAAACCGCCATCGCGCCGGCAAGTGTATCTGTCATTTGCGCGGCCATATTCATCATGGAACCTTCCGCGTTGTTCAGTTCCGCATTTAACGCGGCCCACTCCGTCGTTCCGTCTGCTGTTGTCGTATTTAAGCCGGAAAGAAGGTCGTTCAAGGTGTCAATCTGTGTTTTTCCACCAATCGCCGCCAGGGCGACGTTTCTTTCTTCTTCCGTAAGTCCGGCCAGGGCGTTGTTTAATACTTTCAACGTTTCTTCCAGGCCGATAAAATTTCCTTCGCTGTCGAAGGCGGATATTCCCAGCTTTTCCATCATTTCGCCGGCCTGGCCGGTTCCTGACGTCAAGTTTACCAGAACCGAATTCAACTTGTTTCCGGCTTCTGATCCTTTGATACCCCTATTCGCCAGAACACCAAGCGCCGTGGCGCTGTCTTCCACTGAAATATTTAAGTTATTCAGTGTACCGCCGCAACCGATGTAGGCTTCCATCAACTGTTGCGCCGTCTGGTTTGATTTATTATTCGCCTTACAAGCGACGTCTAAATAGCCTGATAATTCGTCCACTGTAAGGCCTAACGCACTCATTGAGTCAGTTACTAAATCCGAACAAGTCGCAAGATCCATCTGCGTAGCTTCGGACAAACGAAGAACGGGTTCAAGCGCCGAAATAGAAGTTTCCACGTCCCAGCCAGCAAGGGCCATATATCCCAGGGCTTCGGACGCTTCCGTCGCTGTTTTCGTGGTTTTCTTTCCCATTTCCAGCGCGGCCGCTTCTAATTTCTGCATTTCTTCGGTATTTGCGCCGGCGATTGCCGATGTGGTCGCCATCGCCTGATTGAATTCGGTGTAAGTTTCCACGGCGTCCTTTGCAAAATCCGCAACTTTAACGGCCGCGAAGGCGGCTGTTGCTACCTTTGCGGCCGTTTTTGCGGCTTTTCCTATGGATTCCAGCTTTTTATTTACACCGCCGACACTTTTTTCAAGCGAACTTTGGATTTTACCGCCGATCTCTAGTGCGAGTTCGTAAGTCGTTTTGTTTGCCAATTTCGCCCACTTCCTTTGCTATGTCGATAAATTCATCAACTGGAAGATCTGTGAAGAAATCCATTCCGGTATTCGTCGCCATCGCCAAATAAACCGATGTTTTCTGAATATCTTTCCCGGAATCAAATCTTATTCGTCTTTGTATAAAAAACCCACAACGGCGTTTTTGATTTTCTCCACTTCACCGGCCGGAAGGTCTTCGAAATATTCCGCCGGATAGCCGGTTACTCTGGTAGCAACGATCTTTGCAAAGGTAGTTGTTGATTCAGGAACAAAACTTGAAACGCCGGTCTTATTGAAGGACTTTTCAATCGCTGTCAAATCGCGGCCGCGTAAGTCTTCCAGCCCGTGAAGGTCAAGTTCTGTGTGAACCTCACCTTCGAAATTGTAAGGCTTTCTATACTTGATAACAAGTTCGTCGTTTTCTTCCTTCTTAGGAAGAAGTTTTTCTGATACCTCATCAGGAACCGTTACAACCGGGATTTCGTCACCGGTGTTTACGTCTTCTCTAGCTGTTTCGGTGTATTTTTCTTCTTTCATTGCTTATTTCCTCACTTTCTAAATCTGTGATCTTACTTTCTGTAAAAGATCGACGCCGTTCAACTTCCAGATCATGTTGAATTTGTCTAATTCAAGAACGGTCTGGTTGTCGATGGTGATCTTAATGTATGTCAGTTCGCGAACGATCTTAGGTTCGCCCTTGCCGCCCTTCTTCAAGGCGCCCAGTTCAAAGGACTTCACTTTTCCCTTTGTGGTGATTACAAGTCCGACATAATCGTTTGTCAGGGTGGAAGTGTTCAATACTTGCATAGATCCGCGGTAAGTAATACTTCCGGTTTCTGTGATAAAATCGAACATTTCCTTGCTGATATTCTGGAACGTTGTTTCAGTTTCCAGGGAACCGAA